TTTCAACGCCCGCCATCAGGCAGCCGGCGGCGTGTTGACTTTGACGCCCGGCGTGGCGGTGGCTTCGGAGTGCTCGACGCCGGAGGCTGGTGGTTCGACTGAGCCTGGGCTAACCAGTTCTCGAAAGGAGTCCGAGTCGTCCACCTCCTGTTCGCCAGTGACGGTGAAGCCCTGACGTAAGTAGCCCTCGGCCTGGGCCGCGGACGCGACGAACGACTCGCCATCAGGCCGCTGGTAGGTGAAGTACAGGTTGCCCGGTGGCGTGGCCAGCGGGGCGATGTAGTCGCCTTTAGCCTTGGCCGCGTCCAGAAACACACTCATGCGTTCCTCCTTCCTTCGCGGATCGGGTCATAACCCTGGCCGCGCTTCATTTTCGACTCGAGCTCGGCCGCACTGCCGATGTCCACACCCGAAAGCGCGACGTCGCCTGTACGCCGCGGCGCCTCCGGCTTGATGGCCGGCAGACGCGGCTTGATGCCGAACTGCTCGCAGATCTCTCTAAACCGCTCCTCGAGGTCCTCGATCGGGATAGTGGGGAACTCGAGCTGCTCGTCTTCGGTCAGGCTGATCTGGGGGACCTTGGCAGCGAGCTTGCGGATCTCGGTGATGACGCGCGCGCGCCGCTTCTGCTCCACGATGACGTTGGGACGGACCTCCTCGAGCCACTCGCGCACTTCGCCTGGACGCAGGAACACGAAGCCCAGATCTTCGTACATGGTGCGGTTGTTGGGGTCCGACTGGAGCTGGACGATGTCCCCGTCGGGACGGCGGTACCACGCCAGCGGGTAGTTGTAGTTGAGCCCGGAGTAGGTTGGCTTGCCGTCCGATGGTGCCGCGCGCTGCTCCAGGCGCTCGAGCAGATCCGACGGCATCAGCCGATGCCCTTGGCCCACACGCCGAAGGTCGGGCGCATCATCTGGTGTCCATAAATCACTTCTGAGGCGAGCTTCCAGGTGAAGAAGTCGATGTCGTAGAACAGGTGCAGCTTCGGCGAGCGTTGGACGATCAGTGCCAGCGCCTCGCGCTGCCCGACGAAGTTGTTGGCCTGCCCGCCCGCGGGCTTGACCAGGTTGGTGGTGACCATGAGATTGAGCCCGTACATGTCGCCCAGCGAGCCGCTGACGGCCGGCTTGGGATTGCCGATGTACAGGGCGTTCGACCAGCGGTCGAGGACGATCTTGGACGCCTTCTCCGCTGGCGACATGATCAAAAATCGGTCGTCGGCCGGCGCGTCGGCATCGTCCAGGTACTGGTTGGCGCGCACCACGTCCACGTCGGCGAGCGCGGTGCCAAGCGTGCCCACCGTCTGGGTGAAGCCGGCCACGTCAGACGCCAGCTTGGAGTCGATGTCGCGGGCGATGGCGTAGCCCATCTTCATCTGGTACTCGTTCTGCACATCGACGATCGACTGGACCTTGACGATGTCCTCGATGCCGACCGCAGCGTACGACCAGATGTTCAGAGTGATCGTGGTCGCGGTCTCGGCGACCGTCTCGTAGACGATCGCGGTGTTTTCCGCCTTCGCTCGGGCGGCCACGTTGCCAACGCTGGCAACTTTCACCGCCTTACCGACGCTCGCGTCATCTTCGAAGCCGCGATTGACGCATTTGGCGAACACGAGATTAGACTCTGTTGCTCGCAGTACTTGTTTGCTCCAGATGTCCGGCGAGAAGACGCCATCGGCAATAGTTTTGTCGACGAACTCCGCTGCCCCAGTGGCCACTGGCTGTATTCCTTTCGGCGTCTCACCCTAGACGGGTGAGGAGATCACCGCCGCTGTTCGCGGCGCACGTCGATGCCTCGCTCGATCTTGACGCGCACGCCAGGACGAGGTCGGCCTTTGTCGTCGAAGTAGCGGTCGAACTCCTCGAGCGTCATGGCAGCGACCTGGGCGTCCGTGATCTCGCGGTACGCCTGCGCAGGTCCACCGTCCAACTCGGGAGTCTGCTCATCTCCGACCGTCGAATTGAGCTCAGCTTTCCTGAGCGCCGGCTCACGCTTCTTGACCTCTTCCTCGAGTCCGTGGCGAATCGCAGCCTCGTGGACGGCCTGAAGGTACGCCTGGAATCCCTCGGCGGGTGTCCCGCCGGGTGCGAAGGTGCGGCCCTGGACGTCCTTCTGGACGGCCTCGGGCAGGGTCCGCTGGAACGCCGTGATGGCGTTCATGTACGGGTTGAGCGCAGCCTGGGCTTGCGCCTCGAGTTGCGCCCGCTGCTGCTGCAGGTCCGCCGCGGTCAGCTGACCCAGCGCGTACAGGTCGCCCCGCTCGTACGCCTGCTGGCGCTCGCGCTCCTGCTGCTGGCGCTGCTGGTCCTCGAGCATGCGGCGCGCGCGCTGCTGCGCGGCGTCGCCCAGCCAGCCGCGGACGGTGTCATCGCGCTCCATCTCCTCACGCGGGATGTTCTTGAGCAGCAGGGCGAGTTTCTGGACCGGGTCCTGCGTTTCGTTGGCGGCTTGCAGCCACTCGGGCGCAGCCGGCGCCGGCTCCGGCGAGGGTGCGGTGGCAACTCCGTCCTCGCCAGAGTCGCTCTCGGCGCCGGCCGAATCCTGAGCTCCGGGAGGAGGTGACTCGGGTGGCGGCGTGCGAGGTCCTCGCCTGGCGCGCTTGGGCGGCGACGACGCCTGCTCGGCTTGCTCGAGGGTCTCCTCGAGGAGGTCGGGATGGATCGACCGCTCGAGGTTGATGCTCACTTCCTGGCCTTCTTCGGCAAGTCCTTGGATGACTGGCCTTTGACGAACTCCGCCGCCTTGGCCTTGCTGAGCCCCTTCGGACCCTTGATGTTCCCGTGTGCCACCCCTTGCATGTAGCGGTACTGCGCTTTCGAGGTCGCTGGCATTCTATCTAGCCTTTTATCTGGCCGAACGGTGTCGTCTGCGGACTCTGAAAGGCTGCCGTGGGCAGGGTGTTCTTGATCTGGGCCAGACTGTCAGCCGGATCGAGGCCGTACTTTTCCTGGATGCCCTGAAGAATCATCGACTGCGTGGAGGGCGCCGCGCGGAGAAAATCCTGCGAGTTGAGCTTGTTCGGCGTCGGGATGGCGTTCAGCACGCCCTGCACGCTGGCCTGGTTGGCGCCAGGGTTGCGGATGTCGTCGATGATCTGCTGCATGTACGCGAGGCCGGTATTGGGCCCGGTGCCGCCCTGGGTGCCGACGCCCTGGACGGTGTTGGGCGCGCTGAAGCCAGCCACGCCACCGACGCCGGTGAGGATCGGTCCGAGCTGGCCCAGGACCTGCTGCTGACGGAACGGGTTGGCCTGCAGGCTGGCGGCGGCATTGATCGCGCCGAGTTGCTGCGCGTACGCCTGCTGCTGGGCTTGCTGGGTTGGCACGCCCTGGTAGGTGCCGGTCAGCCCGGCCTGGGTCACGGCGAGACCTTGGTTGTACTGGCGGATCGACTCGTTGAACTTGGACTGGTCCAGGCCAAACGTCTGGTTGAACTGGCGCACGGCCTCGTCGAAGGCTTGCTTGTTGCCCGAGGCGATCGCGCCGAGCAGACTGTTGATGCCGGCGCCGAGCTGCGAGGCTGCGCCAAGCTGCGAGGCCGCGTTCACGGTCGCCTGGGGTGCCTGGACTCCTCCTGCACCGCCGCCGCCGCCGCCGCCACCAGCACTGGCGCCGCTGGGAGGTGGCCCGGTGTAGCTCGGGTCGGAGTAGTAGCCGAGGCTACCGCCAGCAGGATTCGGGTTCGTCGCCGCCTGGATGGGCGGGCCGCCGCTGGGATCTGGAAACCAGGGCATTAGACGGTCACCGTAGCCGGCGGCGGCGCCACTGTCATGGGTGCGCTGAACGCGCCGAGCATCGGGTAGGCGCCAATAGCGCCGAAAGGCATGCCCGCCTGCGCGGTCGCCGCGGCGAGCTGTTGGCCGGCCTGGTTGCGGTTGTACATCTGCTGGGCGGCGAGCATCGGATTGTTGCCAATCGACGGCAGCGTCCCTTGCGGCGTCGCCAGGGGTGCGGTGAATCCCGCGTTTTGCTGGGGCTGCGCGACCATGCTTTCGGCCGGGTGGGATTGGCCGGTCAGGTCGCGGTACTTCTGCAGCATCTGGCCCAGGACGCCGTAGGCCGTGGCCGCGTCGCCACCGAGCGCGCTCTGCGGGTCGGCCCGCTGGACCAGATTGGCCGCGGAGTTGTACACGTCCTGGCCGCCGCCGAGCTGGGTTGCCCAGCCCTGGAGTCCACCCACGAGCTGGTCGCCGAGGCCAGCCGGCACGTTCATCAGGTGCGGCGCATTCGCCGCCTGGCCAACCAGGTTCTGCAGCGCGCCGGTGGCCGCGGTGACGCGGTTCTGCAGCACGCCGGCGCCGGTCTGAGCACCCTGCTGGGCCGCGGTGGTGATCGCCTGAGCGGCCTGGACGCCGCCCTGCAGCATGTTGGCCTGAGCGTTCTGCTGCGCGGCCTGAGCGCTCAGGAGCTGCGCCTGGCTTGTCATCGACTGGGTGGCGTTGGTGATGATGTCCTGGGCCGCCTTCTCGGACATCGAGCCGTCGGCGACCTTGATGCCGAGCTGCTGGATGAGCTGCTTCTGCGCGTCGGTGATGCTCAGGCGGTTGGGGTTGTCCGTGAAGACCGGTTGGCCGTTGTCGCCGATCGTGACGATGTGGGGCGCGGTGGTGTCCGGGGTCAGCGCCTGGCCGGCCTGTGGACTTGGCGGCGCGTGGAAGTCGGGCTTGTCCACCGTCATCGAGTTGCCCTGCTGATCGATCAGCAGGACCTTGCTCGAGCGCGGGTCGTTCTGGACGACGGTGTACGTCTTGTCGGCCGGTAGGCTGGTTTCCTGCCACTCGATGCCGTTGGCCCCGTCGACCGGAAGGTACGTCTTGCCTTCGCGGACCTCCGGCTTGAGATCCTTGGCCTGAATCCCCGTGGGCGCCCCGATCAGCACGCTGGCTTTGCCAGAGCTCGGGTCGTAATTGACCAGGCCAATACCCGGTACGTTGAACTGACTCGCGTCCTTCGGCTTGCTCAGCGGCTTGCCGTCGGGCCCGATAACAGGCGTCGAGGAGCCATCGGGCTTGATGACGTACAGCGTGTCGCCGACCGCGGTGACGCTGCCGGCGGGATCTTTCGGGACGTCGATGACGCTGCCCGTGGCCGGATCGCGCAAGCTGATGGGCTTGGTAGTGGTATCGCCCGGCGGAATCAACTTGCCGCTGGCGTCGAGTCTGTCAAGCTCGCCAGTCGGTGTCGGCTTGGTGGTGGTCGAGGCGGGCGCCGCGCTAGTTGGCAGTCCCTCGACAGGCTTCAGCGGTCCACCAGGGTCCTTAGGGTCCTTGCCGTAGAAGGTGACCGTCTGGTCGGGGTTGCGGACCTGTGTGATATCGGTCCAGCCCGTGGTGCCGGAGGGCGTCTTGACGGTGTATGTGGAAACTTCGCCGGTCGGCGCGATCTCCACCGACGTGCCGTCGGCGAAGGTGTACAGGTCGTACGGACCAGGGATCTCGGGCCCACTCGGATCCTGCGGGTTCTTGACCATGGGCGTGCTGGCCGAACCAACCTGGCCCCCATGCTGGGCGGTCAGCGTCTTGACCAGCGTGTCGCGCTGCGACGTGTCAGGCGGCGCGGGTGTCGGCTTCGGATCCCACGGTGCTGGAATGTCCGTACCGGGCCACGGCATCAGCGTGTTTCCTTACTTCGCCTTAGAGACTTGTTGACAAGTCTGTGCGTATAGTAGGCCACCACACCAAGAGGTCCCGCACCGCGCAAACGGCCGGGACCATGGCACAACGAAGGAGTTCTCTTCGCCATGCATGTTCGATCGTATATCCCACGCCTGATTGCCGGACTGGTCATGACGGGCGCGCTGCTCGTCCCCACTGTCGCCAATGCAGACACCGACACCGACGGTGGCCTGACCGTCATTGGCAATCCACGAACTACACGCTACTACGATGCGAGTGGGGCCTACGCTGGCTCGTCGACCACGACCAGTCCGATAACGGTCATCGGCGATGGTTTGACGGTCATCGGCAACCCGCGAAGCACGCAGTACTACGATGCCGCCGGTGACTACATAGGCTCCTCGACTACAACCAGTCCGATAACCATCATCGGAGATGGGGCCGAGTAGGCCGCGCATGGAACGCCTGACCCCAGACGAATACCTCGAGATCGTGCAGGCAGAGCCTCCGCGCGCGGAGCCGGGGCCGCCCACATCAGGCACCGAAGCATACATTCGGGCTGAGTCGGCCAAAGACAGGCGGCGCGCAGCCCGCAACATGTGGCTACTGATCGCGCTGTTCATCCTGGCCATCCTTGTCCTGGTCTTCGCAACAGCGCCCCTGTATACCCACTGCAGCGGGATTGACACCCCAGGCCGCTGCCTCGACTGGCGCATCGGCGGACAGGGCTGATCATCGCTTTGGCAGCGGCGCGCGCGCGCCTGACGATCCCGTCGTCGATGCGCGTGACGGTGGTGCCATACGACCGGTCTGGGGCGCCACAAAGCCGCCTCGAGCGCTGCTATAGCGCGGGTTGAGTCCAGCCGCGGCCAGACCGGCCGCAACCAGTGGATTCATTCCGCCCTGCAGCGTGGACTGCAGGACCTGCGAGACGCCAATAGGCGCGACGTTCTCGCCGAGCGCGATCGGTCCCGCCTTGGCGACCTGAAATGGCGGCTTGCCGACCGCGGCGAGCGCCAGGTCGATGCCGGCGGATGCCGGCGCGGATAGGCGGTTGACGATGAAGTTGGTTGGCGCCGTCGCCCGCTTGGTGGGGTCGCCGACGACCGAATTGGCCAGGTTCAGATACGCCTGGACGTTGCCCGGCAGCAGCCCGAAATGCAGGTAGCCACCACCAGGGTTCGACATTTCCACCTCGAACTGATGGCCTGGCTGGTTCTGCAGCGTCGTATGCCCGCTCAGCGCGACGTTGGTCGCCTCGGTCACGCCCATCATGCTGGCAATCGTCCTAGCCAGAAAGGCACGCGTGACGCCACTGCCGTCCCCGCCGAAGATGGCCGAGCCGAGCTGGCGCACCGTCGCTTCGTTCCAGTCCGAAGCCATCAACGACAGTCGGTGCGCGTCCAGCAGCGTGGCGTTGCGGCCCATCGCTGCGTAGTTCAGCCCGCCGAAGCGTTCGTTGACCACCTGTGCCGCGGCCTGTGGGTCCAGTCCACCCTTCTGTAAGGCGTCCCAGGCCGTGGCCTTGGCGACTGGTACGGCACGATCCCACAGCGCCGATTGCAGGATCTCTGGCAACGTACCGCGGCCACCAGGTAGTGGCACACCAGCGAGGGCCAGACCGGCGATACCACCCTTGGCGGCGTTCGCGCGCGCCTCCTCCTCCGTACCACCGGTCAGCTTCGTCTCGGTGTAGCCGGCGGCCGCGCCACCCACCCCAGAAACACCGCCCGCCACCAGTCTGCGGCTAAGCGCGCCGGCGAGCTGCGTCCCGACGTCCTCGGGTCGCACGTGTTCGGCCAGTCCCGTGACGCCGGCCTTCGCGGCGGCATCGAACGTGTCGGCCATCGAACCGCGCAGGCCCTGCGCGAAACTGTCGCTGCCTAGAGCCCGCACGTAGTTGGCCAGGGTCTGGGGCGAGGTAAACGCGGCATTCAAGCCCTCGGTGAGGGTGTGGAAATTCGAAAGGGAAAAAAGCGTGCCCTTGGCCGTGCCGATCGTCTTGAGCACGGCACTTCCAAGCGGATTCGACGCGACCATTGATGCGTCGGTCACCGCGCGGATCGGCCCCACCACATCCGGTGCAAAGGCGTAATTGGCCAGGTACGTATTCGGGTTATCGGTGACCGTGCGAAACTCGCGCGGCGCACTGCCGATCGGCGCGGCTTTGCCCTGCTCCTGCAAGTTTTGCACGAGCGTGTGCGCGGCCTCGTCGCGCAGCTCGCCCATGCGCTGCTGGACCTGCTCAGCCACGGCTGGGATGTCGAGACGCGCGCCGGCGGTACGCATCTCGTTTTCGGCGAGCACTCGAGCCGCGTCCGATTGGCGACCGACCATGTTGGCGTAGTTGGTGATGACTCCGCGTGTCGCCACTGGCAGATTCTCAGTCGGACTGAGCGCGGAGGCGACCAGCGAGCCGAAGCGTGAGGCGGCCTCGCCGGGCGCAGCAAGGATGCCGGGGCCGGGCGTGGGGCCGACCCGTGGCGGTGGACCGCCAGTCGCCGGCGGGGGTGGTGGAGGGCTGGTGCCACTGGTGAGCACCTCGAGTGGCGGTGGGCCCGTGGGAGTGGTTGGTTCTGGCGCCGCTGCAGCGGCCGCAGCTCGTTCGGTCGGCAGCGGATTGTCAGCCACCCACTGGCGCAACGTGTCATTGATCTCAGCGCCAGTGCGACCCGCCTGCGTCTGCGTCTGGACGAAGTCGCGCAAGCCGTTCTGAACCTCCTGCGGATATTGCCGCAGCGTATCCACCAGGTCGGCAACGGATAGTCTGGCACCTGCCGCGGCCGCAGCCTCGCCAGGACTGAGCTCGGCCGCATGGGCCACCTCAGACGGGAACCGTCGCTCGAGCGCTTCCAGTGCGCCCTCCAGGGTCTGGGCGGCGCCGCCGGCTGCGCCACCCTCGCCAGGCAGCACGGACGCCAGCGTGGAGCCCGTCTGCCATAGCCCACCGAGGGTGCGCCCGACATCGCGACTCTGGATGCCTCCGACGATGTCCGGGATGCCCTGCTGCAAGTTGCCCAGTGGGTCAATCCCGCTTTGCGGCAGCAGTGGCTTGCTCCAGTCAGTCGGTGTGTACTCGATGCCGGCCTGCGACAGCGTCTGCTTGGCTTGCTGCTGCTGTTGCGCGTACGCCTCGGGAAGGCCCGCGGCGGACTGCCGCACCTGGTCGATGCCCTGGTTGAGCACCGTCCACGCTTGCTGGGCCTTGTCGCCCACGGCACCCAGCGCTTCCTGCGCTGCCTGTACCGGTTTCGCGAGCGGCGATGGACCCGGCACTTGCGGGTTGTCGACGGCCAGCCCGCCCTGGAGCTGGCCCATCTTGGCTTCCATCTGGGCCGGCGTCATCCACTCGCCACCACCGCGCAGGTCGGTGCCGCTCGAGCCCACGTGAAACGCACCGGACGACGGATCGTACGCGTCTGCGGTGAAGTAGTGGCCGGGCGTGCTGATCGTCACCGGATTGCCCGACTGCGCCTCCCGCGCGAGTGCATTCCAGTCAGCACCCACCTCGCGGTGCGGAATGCCCATCTTGTCGAAGAGCGCCGACTCCGAGCCGAGCCCGGCCATGCCCTGCGCCGGAGTCCAGCCCACCTGCGTGGCCAGAGCCACGGCTTCTCGCAAGGTTGGTTGCCTGCCAAACATCTGGGCGAAGCGGACCGCCGCGTGCGGGGCCGCCGCGCTGAG